GTCCGAGGTTTTGACTTACTAACATTTTTAGTAACCGATTACAGAACCAGAACTAATAACGAAGCCAGTAATTTTATTGCCCTTTCCCGCTGGCAAATAAGCGCCCTGCTGGAAAGTTACGCTGCTCATACCGCGCGCGCTCAATACGTTGGTAGCTGTGCCGTTCTCCTGTGTAACTGTGAATGAGGTAAAAACGGTGTCCTCAGTTGGAACCACTGCGTCATAACTCACCCCTGTAACTGTTGCAGCCGCGTGGTATTTAAAACCCTGCGAGCCTGCGATAATGTCTGCGCTTGCTTGTGCCATAATAAGCGCAATTTACAAACGCCAAACGCGCAAAGCGTTAACAAATTAAACGCTACTTATAATATACCACTGCGAGCCGTCGCTTATAATTGTCTTGCTGCCGTATTGCTGATTGATTGTTGTTGAACTGGAGCCGTTTATATTATACGCGCCGCCGCTGATTGTTACGACGTGGGCACTTGCCTTTTTTAGAAAATAGTATTTTTTACCTTTGCTCTCGGTAGCATTGGGCAGGTTTACTACAACATTGCCATCCGTAGTATTACAAATAATTAACTCGTAGCCGTTTGTAATTGTGTGAGTTCCCGCCGTGTAAACTATAGAGGCGTTGTGCTCTTGCAAATGCCAAGCTAGTGTAGAGTCGCTGTCAGTGTATTGCAGCATTACTTCCCAGCGCGTGTTAAGTGTTGGCTGTGTAGTTGGCGCGCCGTCTGCTTGGTTTACTAGGTATTCTAAAACCCTGTCTTGTACTGCGCTGGTTTCTAGGTTCAGCTTTGTAATAGCGAACTCATGATAATTAAGCCTGTCTTTAATAATGCGCTCGCCTGTTCTGGGGTTGTATTCAGTAGTACCGCCTCCAGTTGCTAAAGTATAGTCTGGTGCAAGTCCAAGCCATTCGCCGTTCCAGCTCTCTGCTCTAGGGTTAAAAGTACCGCCGTTAAATAGCCACTTAGTCGAGTCAAAGTTTAAAGACTTAATAGCCGTCAGCGTTCCAGCGTCAAACCAAGTTCCTTGTATAACCGGCACGAATTTATTATAGGTTCCTGCTATGCGCTTGCCTATAATTTCGCCTAGGTTTGAATGAATAGAAGAGGCGAAGCCACTATACCAGTCGGAACTTACAACCCACGAAGAGCCGTTATAAACATACACAGAGCCAAAGCCGTATAAGCCCTCGTCGTCGTAGTAAGCAGGCGCTACTTTAACAAGCTGTGAGTTACCACTGGCCGCACCAGTTACGCTTATAGTCTGCTTGGTAGTTCTAGAAAAGTCTGGGTCCTCTTGCGTGCTATAAGGCTGCGCTGCTGTAATGGTTCCCCAGAAGTTAATAGGGTAGCTCATATTAGAAGCCCAGTTATTAGGGGCCACAAAAAAACCCTCTTCAGCTTCTATATAATAGTCGACGTATAGCTGAGTAAAGCCCGTTGGTATTGGAGGCAGCACAAAGTCTAAGGCGTGGGTATTATAAGAGTTTCTGGTATTGGTTACGGTTAACTCTTGCTGCATGTAAAGCGCCGTAGTTAGTGGCGTAAAATATGCGTTTAAGTTGGGGCTGTATTGTCTTATACCAGTAGAGCCGTTAGTTACATAAATGCGGTAGTTAAATAAATAACGCTGGTAACGCTTGGCGCTAGAAGTAGACAAAGCTACAAAACTGTCATCGAACCATTTACAAAGCATGCGTACCCGCGTAGGCTTGCTAGCTTCTATGGTTTTATTTACTATGCTTAACTCTATGCTGTTATTGTCTGGCTCTGTGCGTAATACAAAAATAGCGTTTTGTCTGTCTTCTATTACGTCGACTGCTCTAACTGGTGGCTGGTAACTCAGCGACGGCTTAGCTTCCCACTGTGGCCTATTGTTGGCGCCCAAGTCTACGGCGTGCAGGCTAGAGGTAGTATTTTGAAAAGCCCCTGCTGCGTTGTAGTTTCTGGTTGTAATGTTTACAGAGCTATAAGCGTCGCTTGGTAAAATGTAAAAACTGCCAGACTCTAAAATAATGCGCGCCCCGTAAATAGAAAGTATTTGCTCTATGGCCTCTTTTCCAGTCAGTAGGTCTATGTCTGTCGTAGCCTCGAAGGGGTCCGTAGTATTTATAAATTTAACGTCTGAGAAAGGGTCGAAGCTATTGTAAAACGAAAGGACGTTAAAGCGTGTATTAGCCAAGCCTTTGTAGCTTGCCTGCGCAGTGTCGTACATTGTAACCCCGTCGCGCAAATAGTTTACAGAGTTTAGCGCGGTCCAGTAGTCGTCAAGTCCGCAGTACTCTAAACACTTGCGTATAATTTCTAAGCCTGTAGCAAAGCCATCCGTAAACCAGTCGGGGCTAACGTTAAAGCCTTCTATTAAGTTCAAAGAGTCAACAGCCACCAAGTCAAACACAGGCGCGCCGTTTATACTTTCTCTTAAATAGTCCGCTTGGTCCGCAACTACTCTACCCACATAAAACAAAGAGCCGCCTCTATATACAACTATTGCGTACTTAGACTCCTCGCTATTGGCAATATTAATAAAAGCATTTCTCACAGTGTCGTTAGGCATAAGCCAATTAGTAGACACTCTAGACGGCCTTATATAATTTTCATAGTAGGTATTGCCTTGGCCTTGGCGCTCAATAGAGAAACCGTTACCAGCAAGCGTTAACTCTGTGGCGTCTTCTAGTGCTGTAAGTTTTTCTAGCAAACAGCTTGCGCCCTCTTGGTAGCCTCCAGCTGCGGTAACTCTTGCAGCATAAGTACTAGCTGCCACTGGTGCGCTGGTCCCTGTTGGGCCGTCCCAAAGTTCTACCCTATACTCTATATTTTGTGTGCTCAAAAAAGAGCCGTAGTAAATCCTAGCCACGTCGTGAGTCTTTGTTATACCGTTCTATTACTAGCGCTAAGTCGCGCCCGCTTATTGTTGTGCTGGCTACATAGCCCGCGCTATCGCCAGTCCCTTTTAGCATGCCCTTAAGTTTGTCTAAAGGTGCTATAACTTCTGGGTTATTTCTGGCGTTAGGGTATTCACCCACCAAGCCCAAAGTAGGCCCGCTTACTATACCTCCCTCGGCAAAGGCCGTAGGCTGTGGCCCCTTATTAAGCATGCCTACTATAATAGTAGAGCCCGCAATAAGCGCGACACCCGCCGCAGCTGCCGCCACTGGGTTCTTTAAAATAAAGTCTTTAAAAGCTTTAGAAGCTGTAGCAGTTGCTACCAACGCACTACCGAAAGCCCGCATAAATTTAGCGACTGACATTAAAAGAGACTTTCCAAAGTCGTCGAAAGTAGTAATTTGCCCAGTCATAATGCCGCCAAGCATTTCGCCAAAACTCTCTAACCCTTCAGCCGTTAAACTATTAAAAGCTTGGTTTACGCCTACCATGGTTTCAGCCATGCGCTGCTGGTATTCTGTTACTACTCTTAGCTGTTCGCTAGTCTCTTTTTTTACTACGGCTGTATATTGTGGCAGTGGCCCAGTAGCTTTAGCGAAAGTCTCAATAGTTGGGGCGCTTGCGCCAAATTGACTAGCTGGCCTTATTCCGCTATTGTTAAAAGCTTTGGCTTGGTTAAGCTGCTCTACTGCTACCGTTTGCTCTTTTATTGCATTTGTGCTTTGAGTTGTAGGCGTTACGCTTAAACCTTGCGCTGTAGCCATTTGTACTATAGCGTCTATTTGCGTTTGGATTTTTGCGGCGTTTGCTGCGGCTATTGTGCCTATGTTCTTTTGGCTGTCTATAAAGCCTTGCACTTGTGCAGCAGAAGCGCCACTAGCATAAAGTCTATTTATTTCTGCTTGAGTGCTAAGCTGGGCCTGCTGCTTGCCTATTTCATAGTCTAGCATTTTGGCGCTCAACTCTTGCAACTTTGCAAAGGCAGCTTTAGCTTTAGCCTGCTTAAATATTTCAGCGGTTAAGTTACTGGTAGCAGTTTTTAACTCTGCGCTGTTTACTTTGTCTAGGCTTTGGTTTGCTAAAAAGTCTGGGTAAATTTTTTGTATTTCTGCTAGCGCATTTTTACGCTCGCGCATGCTAGCGTTATGGTTATTAACAACTGCTAATAAACCGCTTACACTCTTTACCTCCTCTTCAAAATTCTTTTGAGTTTCAGCGTTAAGCTCATTAAATAGCTTCTGCTCTTGAGCCGCCTTTTTAGTTTTGTCTGCGTAAGCACTAAGGGCGTAGGCTATTGACGCTAAAGCGGTCGCCGCTAAAGCCCAAGGCGCGGCAGCCATTACTAAGTTAAAAGCCCTTTGTACTCCTGTCGCTGTGCCAACTGCGGCAGCGTAAGCGGTTTGTGCTGCTGCTAATGCGGTTGTGCGCAGTGCTAAAATACCCTGCACCAGCGCGCTCTCTTGTTGTAATAAATTCTGTAACTCTTGCAGGCCGCTTACAATAGACATAGCGGCTTGCAATTTTACCATAGTTTTCTGTAAGTTCTCGCTCTCTACGCCCATTAAAGCGGTAGCGCCTTCTACTAACTGGTAAGCCCCAGCTACTGCTTGCACTCCACCTATAACGCTGTCTAGTCTTCTAGTGTCGCTAGCAAAGTAGCCCACCTCTGCGCGCGCGTCGCCTATGCTGTCTTTTATTTTACCAGCTTCACGAATTAACTGGTCTGCCATGTGTGCAAACTCTGGCCCTAAAGCACGGGTTTCCATGGCCAACTGTGTTAACTGCTTAACAGTTGCTAGCGTTGGGTTTTTGGTTGCAATGCTTGCCAGCTTCTCTTCAATGCTTTTTGCACTCTTTGCAACGTCGGCCGTCATTTCTGCGCCAGACTTTTTTATTACTGCTATAGCGTCATTAAAGCCCTGTCTAAGCTTTTCAATGTCTGCGCCAATTACTATATTTAGAGAGCGTGCCATTAACGAATATAATTAATAATAAAGTCCTGCGCTACATGGTAGACACCTGCAAAGCCTGCCTCGTCGTCGCTTAAATGTACCTCACTGTCGAACTCAATAGCTTGACAGTAAACCCCGTTAAAGGTGCTAGGAAAACTAACGGCTTCTAAAGCATTGCGGACCGCAGCAGCTACCGCAGTAGCACTGGCAAACGTAGTACCGAAACTACTAACTTGCACCCGCGCAAAGTCTGTGCGGCTGTGGCTAGTATTGGTAGGGCTTGCTATAATGCTAACTAGGTTATAAGAAATAGCTGGAAAAGCTGACTCTTGCGGGATGCGCAAGGGGTTTAAGCGTGTACTAACTAAGGCCGTAAGCGCTGAGTTATTGCTTAATATGTTGTAGACTATTTTTATAGGTGCGCTCATGCCTTGGCGTCTGGGGTTAATTTGTCAAAGACATGCGAATATAACCTTAAGGCGTCCTCTATACTAATATAGTCTGGCTCTTCCCATGGAAAAGTTAACAAGCGTTTTGGCTCTATAGGTTTCTTTAGGTGCGGGGCCATAGAAGTAGCAACGGCCCAGCGCATTAATTCCCACTGGTTTCTATACTCTTGAGTCTGCGCGTTACGCATGCCCTCAAGTTTTAAGCGCCAAAAGCGAGGGGTACATTTTAAAAACTCGCGCTCGCTTAGGTTAAGTTCGCCGTAGCTTATACGCTCAACACTGCGCCAAGTTAGCGGGGCGCTGTCGCCCTTGGCGTTTACTTTCCCTCTGGCTCGTCAGTACTAAAAAAGTCTGTAACGGCTTGCGTAAAGGCGTCGAGCGCAGGGCTCAACTCTGTAAACTTTGTAATAGAGGCGCCTAACTTTTGCACTGTTGCAAACGGTGTCTTTTCTCCTTTGGCCTCGTAGCCCTCAAGTATTCCGTAGAAGGCGCAGCTTAGCGCAAAGTCCATACTTTTAGCTAGGTCTTTTTGAAGGTTTAAGTCTGCGAAGGTTTCCATACCAGCCAACTGCATAACATTCCGCAGGCTGTTCATGTTAAATAAAAGGGGATGACTAGCACCCCCTATTAAAATTTCTGTGCTCATAGGCACAAATATAATAAATTTATTAAGACACTGTGCCAATAGTCAAAGCGCCAGTACCTTGCAAGGTTCCTGTAAAAGTTGCTTTGTCGTTATTGGGTGCGCTCAAAGACAAGCTGCTAAAGAAAGCAGAGCCTGTAAATTTTTCGTCTCCAGTTACATTGGTAGTCATAACAACGGTAAGAGAAGTTCCAGCCAAAAGGTCTGTAAGCAAGTCTTTAAAAGACAAGCCGCTAGTACTTACTGAGCTGTCGCCTTCAAAAATGCCCTCGACGTTAAGGGTGTAGCCGTACTCGCCAGCAATAAACTCCTTAGCGCCTGCGCTGTCTTTGTTAGTTACGTCAATCATGTCCTTAGAAATGTCGACGCTGTGAGAGGTCGCGTTAGCGATTTTAGTTAAGGTGCCCGCTACATCTTTATAGATGCTTATGAGCGTACCGTTTACTGGTCCAGTGGTTGCCATAGTTATTTATATATTAGTTTATTTTTCTTTGCTAAGTCGCGTAGTATACCGTCTACGCCTTTAATTATATTCTCTGTTACTTGGGTAGCGTTAGCGTCAACAGCGCGCTGCATAAAGCGAACTGGTGCAATGTTGCCAGTATAGCGCCCAGTACTTGACTGTATACGCGCTACGGTTCCATATTCAAACATGGCACCCAAATAGCTATTATAGTACTCTTTACGCAAACCTATTAAAGCTTTGTCTAGGTTGCTGCTGTCTTTGCTTTTAATAAACCCTATAGAGTCGCGCAAGTCTCCAGTGTCAGAAGGCACCAAACTTTTAGCAGTCGCTATAATTGGCTCGCTGTTTTTTTGTATAACGTCTTGCAACTTGGGGCTTTTAATTTCTACCCCCATAGCATGCAAAGACTGTAATACTTCGGCCATATTTTCTAACTGCTGTTTTGCCATTATTGGGTTAATTCGGTTTGCAATTTCAAATATAAGTTGCGCTGTAAATTGGCTATGTTAACAATGTTATGCGTGCCGCTGTCGTCTACTACTCTATGCTTAACACCTACGGCAGAATTATAGCGAATGGTATAAAACACAATTTGTTTATGTTCTCTGCGGTCCGCGTTTACATTCTCGCTGCCGCTCTCCTGTTCTACGCGCTGAGCCCATGCCGTAGCGTACTCGGTCCAAGTTTGCAGCTTCTCCCCTGTGTTGGTGTCTATTGTTTCCGTGTAGCTTTGCAAACTTACTAGCACGTCCATTAAGCCCGCGTTCATTATACTAGTATTTGTATTTTATAAGCGTCTAACAAATAATGGAAGCCGTAGCTCATTTCGCTAGAAATAGTGCCCGTAATAATTGCCTGCCTATTGTCGTAGTATTGAGCCACCAACAAAAGCGCAGCGTGCTTAATAGTCGCTGGGAAAATAGTGTCTGGCTCTACGCCGCTAGTGCCAACTGGGTTAAAGCCCTCTGTAATTTCAACAATATACTTTATACTGTCGTCAGTTACTTGCGTCGGTGCGGTTTCTATAAATACGTTGCGGCTAAATAAACCCATAGGCTCTGGGCTGGCTATCCAGTCGGCAGCGTCATAAGCAGTTACCGCGTTAGACTCATTAACATAGTACACCCCGCCAACAGCTAAGCAGCGCGTATTTAAACGCAAGTAATTGCCGCTTGGTATGTTGGTACCGTTAAGAGGGTTAACTAACGCTGGCTGGCCTGTAAAGCCGTCAAAGCCATAGCGTGCCGTAGCCTTTCTAATTGAGTAGCCTAAGTAATTACTGCAAGCCTCAATAGCCATAGCAATAAGCCCACTAATATACGAGTCGTCCGAGCTAGCGGTAACTCTTAAATGAGT